GCCCGGTTCCCGGTGTGACCGGCGCAATGACCGGCGGCGTGCCTTCCATGCCGCAGCAGCAGCAGCTGCCTTTCCCCGGGCCTATTCCACCGGGAGCGTTGTCGCGATGAGAACCGAGCAATTAGCCGAAAACGTAACCTGTTATCTGGCCGATTGCCGTGAGATATTGGCGACAATTTCTGCCGATGTGCTGATAACCGACCCGCCTTATGGAGTTAACCTAGGTAAGCACAATGGAGCGAACGCCTATAAAGGCTTACAAAAGAATGGCTATTTGAGTTACGAGGACAGTCCAGAGAATTACCAGGCAATCGTTGTCCCAGCCATTGGCGAAGCACTAAGGCTAACCAAGCGTGCTGCTGTTTTCGGTTACCTACCGGCAATGTGGAACTTGCCAAGTCCAGATATTATTGGCGGTTTTTATTTGCCGTCCGGTCAGGGCTTAAACCGTTGGGGATTTACCTGCCTCGCGCCAGTCCTGTTTTATGGCACTTATCCAGGGAGCGGAAAGTATCCAACCACTATTGAAAATAGCAGTCTGCCTGAAAAAACCGGACATCCTGTTACTAAGCCGCTGGCATGGATGAAATGGCTTGTTGGCTTGGCATCATTGGAAGGAGAAACCGTACTTGACCCATTTATGGGCTCAGGCGCCACTGGCATCGCCGCTCTTGAGTTAGGCCGAGCGTTTATCGGCATAGAGATTGAGCCAAAATATTTTGATATCGCTTGCAAAAGAATAACCAATGCCAACAGGCAATTGGATTTATTCAGAAAACGACCGGCTAAACAGATTCCACTCGAATTCACGTCAGTCGCACGAAACGCGACAGCGTAGGCAAACACGAAACGTAGCAGCGCTAGATCCGAGCGAGATCGGACATGGAGAAAGATATGGCTGACCCAGAAAATCAGGTTGAAGAGCAGGAAGTTGAACTGACCGAGCAGCAGGAAACCGAACTGCTGCACGAGATGGGCCGCGATACCGAGGACGAATTGATGGCGAAAGCCTTCGAGCGTCCGCGCGACCCGGAGACGGGACGCTACGTCAAGAAGGACGAGCCTCAACCGCAGGAAGCTCAGGCCGAGCCAGCCGAGGAGCAACAAGCAGCCCCGGAGCAGGCCACGGAGGAGAAGAAGCCGGCAGAGGATGAACAAGTCCCATCTTGGCGTCTGCGCGAGCTTAACGAGGACCGTCGGCGCGTACAGGCTGAAAACGAACAGATGCGTGTTCAGCTGGCCCGGTTCCAGGCAATGCAAGAGCAGGCGGAACGGGCGAAAGCCCCGCAGCCGGCGCTTGATCCATTGCTCAATCCGGCGGAATGGGTTGCCGAGCAGGAGCGCAGATATGAGCAGAAGCTGGCGACAGCGATGCTCAATCAGAACCTTGCCTTCAACCGCAAGATGTACGGGGCCGAGAAGTTCGATAAGGCTTTCGAGGCCATCTTTCGGCAGGCGCAAAGCGGCAACACGGCACCTCGTGATCAGGCGTTACGCTCGTACGATCCCGGTGAAGCGATCATGAACTGGTTCGACAGTTCTGATCCCGAGACGGTCAAGTCTAGAGTCAAGGAAGAACTGCTCAACGATCCTGAATTCATCGCCCAAGTTCGTGGACAAGCACCGCGGACACAACAGGCAGGTCAGCAATCACCGCGAACAGTTGTTCGATTACCGCCATCGTTAGCCAAGGTCACCGGCTCCTCGGCCACAAGCAATGAGGACATTCGGACCCAGACAGATGGAAGCGAGGCGGCGCTGTTCGAGTACGCACTCAGGCGCTGACCCAGCATGACTGGGCGGCCATGAAAGGATGATGAGCAATGGCTCTCAGTGTCATACAGGTAAACAATAAGTTAATCGTCTTTAGAGAGGAGATCATTCGTGAATTCGTAAGGCAGAATATGTTCGCGCCTTACATGGGAAACAGCATGACCAGCTGCATCCGCGTTCTCAATGATCTGAAATCGGGCGGCGAGCAGGTTAACGTCCCGCTTGTCAATTCGCTAAGGGCTACCGCGATAGCAAACGGCACCCTGGTCGGCTCGGAGGAGGCCATCGATAACTACGGTTTCCGCATGTGGATTGACTGGGCGAGAAACGCAGTCAAGACCAACAAGCAGGAAATCCATCGCGATTCTGCCGACATCTACTCGATCGCGCGTCCGCTGCTTGCCGATTGGGGCAAGGAACTGATCCGCAACGAGATCGTCGATAGTTTCGAATCGATACCTTTGGAAACTGCACCGGCGAACCTAGGAACGGCGGCTGGTCAACGCGTTAATGGTATTTCATGGGACAACGCTACTGCGGCCCAACGAAATACCTGGAACGCGGCCAACTCCGATCGCGTCGTCTACGGAGGCGCGGTCTCCAACTACAACGCAACGTGGGCAACAGCGGCGGCTACCGTCAACAACACCGCGGGCAAGCTGACTGCGGCGACAGTGCGGCTGATGAAGCGCCTGGCGATGAAAACCTCGCCACGCATTCGTCCGCTGCAGACCAATGACGGTTACGATTACTATGTGTTGTTCTGCGATCCCAACCAGTTCCGGGATCTCACGAACGATCAGACCGTCATCAACTCATTGTTGTACGCACGTCCACGTGAAACCGACCGTTGGAAAGATAACCCGCTCTTCATGGACGGGGACATGCTGTATGACGGCGTGATCGTAAGACAGGTTCCGGAGATGAGGACACGGCGTCCAACCGTGTTTGCAACGGCAGGCGCAGGCGGCACGACGGCTATCAATAACGCGTGTCTGTGCGGACAATCGGCAATGGCCCAGTTCTATGGGCAGTTGCCGCGGCCGACCATCCTCGAGCAGACCGACTATCAATTCAATCGCGGCGTCGGTATCGAGATGGCGTATGGCATCAGCAAGGTTGCCAAGAATACCGGCGGCAATCTCAAGGACTGGGGCGTCCTAAGCTCGTTCTGTGCTTCGGTAGACGACGCCTAACTGAATGGACGGTGCCGGACATTAAGCTTGGTATCTGCCAGCAACTCATCCCGAGTCGTTCGGCACCGTTCACTTTAAGGAGCGCTAATGGCTAAGATCACATGGCTCGGGGAAGACGATCCCGTTAACGACATTCCCGGTCCGAGTTGGAATACGTGGAACGGGATAAGATTTCCGAAAGGACAGCCGGTCGAGATCAACGATGCGGGAATGATCGCCAGCGCGAGGCAGAATCAGTTCTATAAGGTGGAGGAGGCAACGAAACCTCGGGAGAAGATTGATGAGACGCAAGATCAAAGCCAAGAGCAAGAGCAAAACGAGCCGACGTCGCTCGAGCAGCGTGCGCAAGAGCTTGCAAAAACGGTTGAACGCAAAGAGCAGAAAAAGACCTACGATTACCGCGAAGCGGAGAAAGTCTCCGGCTACACGCCAAAGAAAAGAGGCAGAAAACCCAAAACCCCCAATCCAGGAGTGGCCACATCCGACACATGATCAGATCGCTCCAACACCGCCAAAGGTTGATGAGCCATGGTGATTATAACCACGATCAAGACGCGCATCGACCTCGTTAACCACGCGCTTGAGCACCTCGGCATTCTCGGCGCCGGCCAGACGGCAAACCCAGAGGACTATGACGAAGTCAACAGCCACGTCGAGCCGCTGTTGGCGCACCTGGAGGCGATCGAGTTGATCTCCTTGGAGACGCTGGATGAGATCCCGCCCGAGGTATTTCATCCGCTCGCCATCATGCTGGCTGACGAATCCGCGCTGGCCTTCGGCCTAGTCGGCGTGCCGGTTGCGGCCGGATCGCAGCAGACGGCATGGCAGCAGGCCTATGACGACATCAAGCTCGTTACTTACGGCAAGCCAACGTACATAGCGCAAAAGACAGAATATTTCTGATGCCAGAAGCAGCAATTCCGTTCCCGGTCACTTCGGCCCCGGGAGCGCACGTGCATGACTCGGCCGGACGGCTGATCAACTGTTACTCGGAACCACTGGTGAACGGCGCACGCGCCCAGAATGCATGGCGCAGGGCTGCCGGGATAAAATCATTCTCGGTCGGACTGTTCAGTGGCTGGCGCGGCGGCATCGTCGTCGGCCAGTTGCTGTATGCGGCCTTTGCCGGGAGCGGAGGCCGGGCAACCTATTTTGACTCGCACGGCACCGAGACCATCATCGGGCCGCTCGGCGGAGAGAAGAAAGTATTCTGGGCGCAGAATAACAGAGTGCCGCCGGACGTCGTCGTCGTCGCGCCGGATGTCGGTGCCTTCGTGGCTACAGCGACGCCGGCCATTTTGCCCTATCCTGACACCAACGTGATGAGCCCCAACTCCGTATGTTTCCTCGACGGCTATTTTTTCTTCACCTACGGCGATGGAACGTGTCTCGCTTCCGGCATCAACTCAACGTCGATCAATCCGCTCGACTTCATCGCCGTGCATGGAAATCCCGGCGGCCTCTATCGCGCCATTCCCTACGGCGACTTATACCTGTTTGGCTCCAACACTATCGAGCCGTGGCAGAATACGGCTAATCCGGTCGCCTTTCCCTACACGCGCGTCAAGGTCATTCCGCGCGGCCTCATCGGCCGTTACGCCATCACCGGATGGGAGCCGGGTTTCGGCAAGGGAATAATCTTTGTCGGCGACGACAAGGTGGTCTACGTTCTCGACGGTTATAATCCGACCAAGATCTCCACCGCCGATGTCGATCGCGCCGTAGCCAAGTATATCTCCGACGGCGGCTCGGTAGAAGAGATCGAGATGTTTTCCTACGTCGCCACCGGCCATTCTTTTGCCGTGCTGCGCACGCCGACCTTCACCTGGACGCTCGACCTCGACAACCTGCGCTGGCA